TGTCTGGAACTGCGGCGCTGTTATCTCCCCAGCAAACGTACCCCCAGAAGCCTTACTCACTGTATCAGTTACGCTAAATGCGCGATAGGCTCTAATGACTAGCTCATCGTTTAAAGCTGCGCCTGTTCCCAGTGTTATTGTGTCCCCACCACTAGCTGTGAAGTCTGAGCTATCCAGATGCACACCGTTCAAGTAAACATCTACGTCATTGCCGCTAATCACCAGTATAGCGCCAGTGCTGTCTGCGCCAGTAAATGCAGTCTGACTTGCTGTAGCCACATACTTGAATAGCTGCATGGCATAGCTGGTTGGTTGATCTACAGCGCGACCAAAGTAGCGCACAGTAATGATGTCACCGTTGGCAGGGGCTGCGGAGAATGTAAGGGTGTTTGCCTGCGCTGTATAAGCTGCGCTAGACCCCGGCTCCTGAACCACGTTTCCTATGGTTACGACAATAGCCTCACCGCTCACAACAGCCTGAGACAGAGTGAAGGCAGTGGCGCTCCCTGTTCCAGTAAACTTCTGGAATGTTATGTCGCCTACGTTTGGGTCTATACCTATGTATGCCATTTTTTATCCTGCAATTTCCATAACAGTAATGCTTGTTTGAGTGTTAGTAGTGCTATCGTTGTGAGGCCTATTTAAATAAATAGGATAACTAGCATTAGAAGTAGCCCCTTGAACAGTATAAGTAAGTTGAGATGTTGAAGAAGGCGAATCTAAAATATTCATTACTAATGGATAAGTTGTATTGCCATCTCTTGTGCTGTCATATTGAACTCTAGGAAAAACCGCAGTAGCATTACCACTAATTACAGTTGTATCTCTTCTTAATCTCCAATACGGCCCCCCATGCCAAAAGTGGATTCCAAAATAACCATTAACATTAACCATAATTTTGCTGGTTGTTGAGCTTGGTGTAATGTTAACTGTCAAAACAGAATCAACATGTGTAGTGCTATTTATTGATGCACCTGTTGTAATTACAGTTTGTTTTACTTGCAACACCTTCCCGCCTACGCCGGAAGCAAAAGAGCCTGATAATATTTTAGATATGGGCATCTAATTACTCCGGTAAACTACTAGCCATTGCTTCTTCGTTTCGTTTTGCTGCTGTCTTAACAACGCCTAACTCAAAGGCTTGTGTCACTTGTGCGTCACCGCCTGTGGCGATAGCAATTTCGTTTTCGTTGCAGTGAGCCACCAGTGCGGCAATGATTTCTTCCTGACCAAGACGAGCGCGGTTATGAAGCGCATTGTCAGCCCAGACTTGAACAGTTGGAGTGACATACTCTAAGCTCTTATACTGAGTGTCTGTTAACTCTATCGTGATTGAAGGCATGTGTTTATCCTTTTAATGCAGAAGCCCAATGCTAATGAAGTTGTTAGAATTAGCCGAAAGGTCAGAATAGTTGGTGTGATAACCCACCCCGCAAGTGTCATTCGCAGCAAGGTCTAGGACTATGTTTGCGTTGTTTGAGTTGTAAGTGCCACTGGTCGCTGAGTCTGGCGGGTCCCAGAAGACCAGTAGGTTTGTGCTATTTTTAAAAAGATACATACCATTCCACGCATTGTAGGTTACTTTATGACCAGCTTTAAACATTACATAATATCTACCCGCGACAGGGGCTGTAAAAAATCCCCCACCAGAGGCGTTGTTAAAGTGACTTCCTATGTTAAATAAAACAGTCGTCCATCTTTTATAACGAACATCAGTGTCAGCGGTTAAAGCACCACTAGTCCCCTCAATGGGTGACGTTGCAACGAACAATGGTTGATTAGGAATTGTAGTGCGACCACTGCTGTCTATAGTTGCCCTTACACCACCGCCAGTAAGAATTTCCATCGCGTTGGAAGAATTGGCTCTAATCGCTAAACTTTCAGCCGCACTGGTATCTTGCATTGCAAAGTAAGCAGCATTTGGCAAAACCAGTTTATTGACCATGCTGGTCACACCAATACCTACTCTTTCTGACGAATCAATTGTAATAGCAGTAGCATCTGCATTGTCGTCAATTCCGGGTGATGTAAACGCGCCGGTAAACGTACCAGTGGTGGCTGTTATACCAGAGTTAGGGTCTTGCTCTAATCGCAATGTCCCCTCTGACAGTCCTCGGTAGACAACATATACATTGTTTGTACCAGCGTCAGGTGCTGCATCAAATGTTAGTGTAGTTCCTGTGGCAGTATAGGACTTTCCAGACCCCGGCTGTTGAGCCACGTTATTCACATACACGTTTAGGTCTTCAGCCACATTAACCGGACGGTTTAGTGTGAAGGCCGTAGCAGAACCGTTCCCACTAAAATACTGGCTAGTAGGGGTTGCTAGTTTCTGTGATGGTGGTGGTCCTAAATATGCCATTAATCTGCATCCTCTATGGTTAGAGTGCCAGCAGATACTTGCCTTTGTATTTCTGCGTAGTGGCGGTTGTCTGGGTCGAGGGGTACGGACATTTCAGTGCCATCAATGGTGGCTTTGATGCTGTCATTAACGCCCTCTACGGCAATGTATTGTGCTGATGTAATATTCATTTATAACTCCGCATCCGCTTTAAGGCTGTTTACATAACGAGAAGTGGTGTCTGAAGTGCCAGAAGCTATGTAGGCTTTCCAATGATAATTATCAACTTGGTATTGCGTCATAGAACCACCAGTATAAGCAACCGTTATGGTTGGTGATGCTCTCATTTGAACCGGATGTGGGCGAATTGCGTATTTATAACTATCATGGTATTGAAAAGCGTATAAAGGATTGTTAGCAGTAAATTGCCAATAATACCTCTGACACCTAGCCAACTCATCACCAAAGCTGCGGTGTTCAAACGGCGTGGCTGTGTCGCCTAGTTCAAATTGCAACCCAGCCAAATTTAACTCCCACGCAGTTGTGCTAGTGTCTCCAGAAGGTTGAGCAAACGAATGTGAAAGATATGCATTGTTATCTATAACAGTATTGGCAGGGGCTGGAATATCAAACGTAAAGCTGTATTTGACCCACGATGAAGTTACAGTAAGAGACTGAGCAACTGCATTATCACCACCACCACTAGATTTATTATACCACGCGGGTTGCATTGTAAAACTGCCACCAGCGGGATTAGTTCCTTTTGCGTAAAAACTGAGTGTAGCTTTGTTACCAATTAAACTTACAGCATTTGACGCTTCAATGTATTGATAAACACCACAGTTATTATTTGCAGTTGTTACTGCTAGTTTTAGGTATTTTTCAAATCCAAGAGAGTTTCTGTCAGCAGTTGAAAATGCTTGCTGTGACATTGTTACTCCTGATGCACCAGAAAGTGCGAGATAATATCTATCTAAAGAACCGTAACCTTCTGTTGTATGGCTGCTTCCGCGTTGCGCTATATCCATAGAGCCGTTAATTATGAGATTTCTGCTAGACAGAACTTGGTCAGCCACCTTCGGTACAGTGACTGCTTCGCTTGCAATCTGGTTAGTGCCAATAGTGCCGAGTGCCATTATGTAATCTCCAGTACACTCAGAACTGCGTCACAGCAGTTAGCCTGTGACCCATAAACTTTTAATATGTCAGTAGCATTCATAACAATTTTCTGAGGTCCTCCGACTGCCACCAGAGATGATCCAACAGGCACGATTGCATCTTTAACCACATGAGTAATGGTGCTTCCGCCGTCTAGTAACTCAACCGTAACGGTTATGGAAACGGACAAGATGTTAGCAATGTTGAGGCCAATGATTGTAGTTTCTGTATTGGCGGGGCAAGTGTACAGGGTCGCTTTGCCTGATGACGTATCAATGTTTTGCGCCGTGAATGTTTTAAATGCGTTTGCCATTTTCCTATCCTAACGCTATTGCAAATGCCAGCGAGTTATCTGTTAAATTTACTGCACCGCCAGTTGCATCATTAAATATCATTTTCTGCGCAGGCAATGTGCAAAATATTGTTCTAGTGCCAGATGACCAACTAACAGCATTATCTGAGTTACTGGACTGCAATATAGTGGTACGAGCAAGAGTTGTCCCGGATAAGGTAAAAGTCCCAATGCCTGTCTCAAAATCAGTGCCATCAGTGCAGGTGTAATAGGTTGTGTTACCATCACCCACCTGACTAAAAGGCTCAAAACCAGTCAAAGCACCAGCTAATGTATATGTGCCAGTGCCTGTGGTTGTGGTTGTCTCTTTGACACGATCTTTAAGTACAAGGGTCATTACTTCAACTCGATTGACAAGTTCCCTGCGTTAATACGGAATATATCGCCAACTGCTATTGTCTTACTTGCGTCCAATGTACCAACAAACAGAATGTTTGAGCCATCAAAGGTTAGTAGCACATTGTCCGAGATTGACACGGCAGTATCCAGAGCAATACTGGTCTGGCTATTTACTGTGGCTACTCGCACGACCCCGCTGATGCCAGTTCCTGTAACTACATCGCCTACAACAATTGTTCCGTTGTTTGCATCAACCGTCACATTGACTGATGAGCTAACTGCGCCGTTGACAGTTGCCGTAGCAATGTTCTTGTCCGCGATAAAGGCTGTAGTAACCGTGTAAGTAGAGGCTGTTCCAGCGGCGGCGGCGTACTCAACATTGTTGTCGTTGATCACTCGTTGAGTATCACAAACAACAACGTCTGCTGCGCTGTGCGCGGCGGCAGTTGTGCTGGATGTTCCTCGTGTACCACCTGTAAGAGTGTTTGTGCCGTCAAAGTTTAGCGCCACATTATCACTAATGGAAACTGCTGAACTCAAAACAATGTTGTTTTGGTTTGTAACAGTAGCCACTCTGACTGTGCCAGATATGCCTGTACCAGTGACAACCATACCAACAGTAATAGTGCCGCTGTTTCCATCGACCGCTACGTTGGCTGATGAACTAACCGCTCCGTTTGTGTTTGCGGTAGCTGTGCCATCTTTACCAGTGTAGGTGATGATTTCATCGTTAATAACAACAGCGCCAGAGGACGGGAACGCTTCTGCGTCTGTCAGTATGACTTCTGTTGCACTGTTTGTCAGAGCAACCGCTACGGTTGTTGTTGACTGTTTCCAGTTTGCTGCGGTGACTTGCTGCCTTGTATAGTTGGCATCGTCTGTGTCTACCTGTACTTCTGTAACATTTCCAGCCTCCGCGTTTGTCACGGCAGTTGCTAGGCCAACATAAATATCGTTATTTGGCGTAGCAAAAGAGAGCGAGTTGTTCTTAAATATGAAGTCAAGAACCCTTCTCTCTAGGTAATTGGTTGCTGCGTTTGATGTTGCCATCGTTCTTACTCCTGTTTAAGTGCGTGGCCTATCAGGTAGACCTCTCCTGTAGGCATCACTATTCTCTCTAGCTTCAGCCAAATCCTTCAAGCGTTGTATTTCCTGTATGAACCTTTGCTCATATAACTGCATCATATCTGCTTCGCCTTTCATATAAGTATACGCTTCTACAAGCGAACCGTAAAGAAGGGCATTAGGAGCATTGGTACTGAGCCAGCTAGTGCCTGTGCCTGCACCAGCCGTTATACTTGTCGGCTTGTAATAATAATGAAGCTCGACATCGTATGCTATATTAGGCGTTGGGCTTAAAATAAAATTGTCTACGTCAAAAATGCCGTAATACTTTGGTACGGCTGTGGCACTTAATGTGTTGTAATATTCTTGCAAAAAGTTAACGTCTTTTAATTCTAAAAAATTCTTGTAATTAGCTGTAGTTATCTGCAAGGAAAACGGCGCTAAATAATCGTTAGGCACGTTTAAATACGGGTCATTAATTGTAAGCTGAGATGTAGCATTTTTACGGAATAGCTCAAGATCGACAACTGTTAAAATACGGTCTTCTGCGCTTCTAATAAACACAGGCAAACTGTTTACAAAAGAAGTCTCTTCATTCTCTGTAAAGTTTTTAATTGCGTCTTGTAGCTCTGTGTATGTAAATGACATGTCACTTGCTCACTATACTATTGTTATATTCCCAACCATACTACTATGATTAGTGCATTGATATACCAAAGATGTATCGCTTGGCTCATGTGGAACGATAAACTGGGTTAATCCAGTGGTAGAATTGTAGTTATCTGTTACCCCCGCTGTAAAAGCAGACCCACCATTAGATGTTCTGATTTGCAAAGGATGACTTGATACATTAGCTGTATTATCAATCAGATATGTGTGACCCTTGTAGAAGGTAAAGTTTGGATTATTGCCTGAAGTTGCCCCGGGACCAGTAAATGTGTACGCAGAAGAACCGTTCACACCAGCGGTGTATTTGGTTACAGGGCCACTTGCTTCATCATTTAAACGCACCCAAGCTGCGCCGTGAGCAAAGTACATTCCTCCAGTCGCATGAACATGAGCAATCGCTCCATGATACGTTGATGCGCTGGGCAGGTCGGTTAAAGCTCCATAGTAAAAAACAATCTTGTTAGCGCCTTGGCTAACGTCAAGAACGCCATTTGTATCAATAATATCCGTAAGCGTTGTTCCGTTACCTAACGCAGCATAAATTTCATCAAAATTGTCGTTTATTTTATCAGCGCCTACACGAAGAGTATCACCCGTGCCATCATTAGCTGACGATCCAATTCCTACTGCTTGCTTTGCCATTTAAGCCTCGTCAAAAGTTTTGTTTGTTGCATCAAGTGTAACACTTGTTTCATCAAATGTTGGTGCCGTTGCCCCTGAAGCGGCGCTTTTTTCAGCAGTTATGTTCGCACCGCCTCCTTGCTGACCGCCAATTGTTGCTGTTTCCCCAGTAACAGTAAATGTATATGAGTCAGCATCAACAACAGTAATCGTGTATCCCGCAGCTTGTTCTAAAACAGTTTTTGTAAAACCGTCAAATGCCTGTGTTTTACGAAAAATAACAATATTTGATGTGCTGCGCCCATGAGAAGGCTCAAATACAGTAATTACTGAAGAGCCTGCGTTGCCTGATCGAAAAGGATTCAATAACAAAAGAACTTGGACATCTGGCTCTTTTCTTGGGTCTGGTCTTGGGTTTCTTAGAGCTTCAGGGTCAGCCGAATGCCTCACAACTTCAAGCTGTGGGTGCTTCGGATCCCACTCGTCTTTTCCCACAAGCAGACCATTCCATTCTTGCCGCATATCACGCAGACGATAACGGAAACCAGATCTATCTGATATTCCATAAGCGTCTTTGCCAACAGCGAACTTACTCATTAGCCAACCCTGTAATACTGTAAATTAGGAGTTACGCTAAACGAGGCTCTGTCTCTATCTTCAGCTTGCGCTCTTTCAAACTCCTCATCGTATATAGCTTTTAACATTTGAATACGATCAGGAGCTTTTTTTATAGCCAAATAATACGATAAACCAGCAGCTAAACACGGATAAAATCGAAAAGGCATTTTCAATGTGTTATCGTAATCATCCGCGTCATCCATGCGAGTCAAACAATCATACACGATAATGTCGGTAGAATTGTCTGGAGCAGGCCATACTTTAATTTCAGGAGTTATTTGACGATTTACAAAAAGCTGTGTTGGCCTTCCTTCTGTTGTTTTAGTAGGAATAGCTAAATACTGATCACGGCTTATCCTAGACATTGAAAAATCAGTGCCTTCTCTACGAACCGCAAAAGACAAAACATCAATAACATCCGCACCAATAGAATAGCTTGATGTGGACTTAGTTAAAGCTTGTGTGCGTTGCTCAATAGTCCACTGGTTCAAGCCTCTATTAGCCCAATCAGCCAGCATTAAATTTAAAGACCTTCTGGCTGTTTTTAAATCGTAGCCAGTGCGAAGCTCTAGACCACAACGCTCAAAAGCTTCCTCAATGTAATCACTTACATCTAGCTCAAAATCAGTTGACCCAGAAACAGCCATTACTTAATTAATCCCATAGCCATGAGTTTACGAGGAGAAACTTGTTTAGCAGCACCGCCACCTCTCATCTTTTTGGGAGCAACTCCACCACCGCCACGCATACGCCTAGCTTGTTTAGCAGCGCCACCACCCATCATCTTTTTAGGTGCAGTCGCACCGCCACCACGCATACGTTTAGCTTGTTTTTTGGCACCTACCATTCTCGTGTCTCCTGTATCTGCGGTTTAAGATCAAATTAACGTAATCTTCTGTGTCATAATTTTGATAGTATCCCATTTTTTCCAGCTTTT